AAAAAGGGTGGGTTTCTTCATAAGATAATCAAAATCAAGCTCATCTTGAGAGCCGAGGCCTACTGTACGAGGATCCAAAGTCACTTCCTGCTTGCTCGTAAAAGCAAGGGTGGTGGCAGTATCTTCTTGATCAGTAGAAGCCAAATCACCGGTTTGCCATACCCTTCGATTTCTCGTCCCTTCAATAATACGGGGTCTGGAATAACCAAATAACTGTGCCATGGATCCCATAGCGCTGGCTGCCATTTGGGTAGCCATAGCATAGGGGCCAATAACTGGCGCTTTAGACATTTTGCCAGCTATTGCTGCCATAACATTTGCAGGTCTTGAAATTGGTCCTGAACCAAATTCATCACCGGATTGTGGCAATAAACCTCCTATATTTGATTGAGTTGGTGTAGACAAAGAAATATCCGTAACCCAAGCATATACTGCGAGAGTCAAAGACTGTGTATTGGATTGTGCATGTTGTAGTCCCACTGGACTATATATCCACAAATTACCCAATGTATCAGGATCACCTGATATAAGATCAAAATGATCATCAGGGTAAAAGAATGGAAGTACCATTTCACCAGCTTGTGATGTACAGGCATCAATCCAAATATGGGGTCTCATTGTAGCACCAGGATAATCTAACCACGAATTGGCCTGACTCGTAAATGGATTCAACGTCCAGGGTGTATAAGAAGCAAACGCTCGACCCCAGTAAAAAGAATTACCATTCAAAATGAACTTTACATGAAGTTTACCGCGAAAATTTTTAAAATTCGATAATCGATTAGCAACACGTTTATTCTTCATCCATAGTGACCACACTCGTAATCCAGGGACATCCAATCCTCCTCCAACAGCCCATGTACTTGAGGCAATTTTCACCGGTCGAGCAAAGAAATCTTCTAAGGCTTCGACACCTTGGGTAGTGTTCATACGAGTTTCATCATTGATTTCGCTTTCCACAACACATGTATAATTGGGGTCAGCTTCAAAGAATTCTGTTATCTTCTCTTTCTGGTCCTCCTGACCTTGTGCCTCATAGCAGAATTGACCTGCCTGAGGCTTGAGTTTCGCGCCATCCGACGCTAACCGAATCTCGTCG